CATTTCAACAGAAAGATATTGGTATTCGAGATGCTGCTGTTAGATCTGGAGCTTTTGGTAGTTCTAGAGGTAGATTAGCTCAAGATGAAAACCAAGCAGCTTTAGGTAGAGGATTATTAGAAGCAGTAAGTGGTATTAGAAGACAAGGATTCCAAGATGCTCAATCACAAGTTGGTCAAAATATAAGCCAACTACAAAATATTGGCACTGGTATTTCTGGTCTTGGCGGCGCTGGACAACAACAAGCTATCGGTAGAATAGGTGCAATGGCCACTCAAGGCGGTATCGGTAGAGGTATAGAACAAGCAGACTTATCTAGAAGATTTAGAGCGGCTGACGTATTAGCTGACGAACCATTTACTAGATTACAAAGAGGACAACAACTCTTAGCTGGAATGCCTGCTGGAGGAATTTCTGGGGGCACAGGCGCTCAAATATATCAACCACAGGTATATCAACAACCTTCATTATTATCTCAGTTAGCTGGAGCTGCAGGTGCCGCAGGGACTGCTGCTGGTGGAATTAGTCAAGCGATCGCCGCATCAGACATAGAATTAAAAGAAAACATTAGAAGAGTAGGAGACTATGACGATAATCTTGGTTGGTACGAATGGGATTGGAATGACAAAGCCAAAGAGATAGGAATCGAAGCAGAACCTACTGCTGGATTCTTAGCTCAAGAAGTTCTCGAAGTAGAGCCAGAGGCAGTAAGCATAAAAGATGGTTACTATGCAGTTGATTACGCGAGGCTTATGCAGTGATAAACAGAGGTATCGAAGAGGTAGTAATTACCCCTAAGAAAAAAAAAGGAATAATCGAAAATCTTTTAGAAAAGAGTATTGATTTTAATGTTCCCGGAACAAAAGATACTGAAGTGTTTGGTAAAAAAGGACTTGATCTTCCAGTTCTTGGTAAAGATGGAATATTGTTTGACACGAATAATCCAATTGATTATGGGATATTAGCTTTAGCTGCAACTGGTATAGGCATTCCAGCAGCGGTTGGTATCAAAGCTTTAACTAGCGCAAACAAAATTAGTAAATTAGAAAAAACAATAAGAGGTGGTTTAGATAAAGCTTACATTCCTAGAGAAGGAGAAAGATTATCTAACTTAGGAAGATTAGGATTAGCTAGAGAAACTGTAAATGCTCCAGAGACTATTAAAGATATAAAAGAATTAAGAGAATTAATTCAAGAAAAAAAAGAAGGAGGAGAAATAGAAAAATTTAAAGTTGGAAAAGCTGTTGAGGCAGCAGAAAAAGTTGTTAAAGGACAAAAAAAAGCAGCAAAAAAAATAGAAAAAGAAACAAAAGTAGAAGAGCCTAAAACTACAGACGTAGATTCAGTTCCAGAAGGCAGCAATCCTACTGGAGGAGATGTAAAGACTGGTAATATTATTACTAGAAATCCAGGCACAACTTTTATAGGTGGTGTAACTGCATACGCTGGTTACAAAATGGTATCTGGAGAAGAAGCTGAGGACTTACAAGTAGATGATGGTAGCGGCAAAACTCAGCCTATGAGTTCAGTTCTGAGCAATAAAGATGTTCAAGATTCAGTTGCTGATAATCCTAAAAATATAGGAGAAGCAATGTTTAAAAATTTAACTCAAGTACAAGGTTACTCAGTGAATCCAAATGGAAGTCTAGGACCTTTAATAGATAAAGAGACTGGAGATATAATAAGAAACAAACCAACTTTCGGACAATACTTAAAAGCTTTTGGTGCTGGTTATTCTGAAAGAGTAGCAAAAGATCCAGAGTTTGCATCTAAAATGTTAGCTGGATTTGCAGCCATGATGTCGCCAAGAGAAGGCTTTGCACCATTATCTCCTTTAGGAGTACCAGAATTTATTGGTGGATATTTAAGTCAAGAGAAAGCTATACAAGATAGCAAAGGAGCCACACAAAAACTATTAGAAGCAATTCAAGGCGATCCAGAATTAGAAAGGATATATTTAGAAGGGCAAAAAGCTGGAGCTATAGGAAGCACTCTTAATCAAATTCAGCCAGATAGATTAAGAACTCTTTATTATGATAAATTAACTGGATTTGCAGATGATAATAATCTTGATGCTGATGAAGTAGAAATAGGGTTTAATACAGCAAATGGATTTGTACCATTGAAAGATCCAACTGATTTAGCAATTTATGCTAATAGTGATCCCACTATATTAGGTTCTATAGAAGCTAGAAAAAAACAAGACTAAAAACCATGGCAGAAAAAGAAAAAGGCATACTTGGAGATGTAGCCCAAGGAGGAATACTTGGTTTACAAAAAGCTATTAAAGGTGTTGCTGAGTTAGGAACTACAGCAGTAGATTTATTTGCTGACACAAACTTAACCGCAGACTTACAAGAATACTTCGATAAAAGAATGGTAGATAAACCAACAAGTACTGCTGGCGAAGTAGCTTCTTTTATAACTCAGTTTGGTGTCCCAGGATTAGGAGCTGCTGGATTGTTAGCAAGAAGTGGAAATCTTTCTAATTTACAAAAAGCTTTAACTTTTGGAATAGTCGATGGTGCAGTGGCAACAGATGATACTACTACTTTGCTGGATGCTTTTGTTGACAATGACTCAGACGAAGAAAGATTAAAAAGACTTAGTGGCTCTGAGGCTGCATACAATAGATTATTAGAAAGAGCAGATGTTGCTATAGAGGCCAGCGCTTTGATAGCTGGCTTGCCTTACGCTTTAAAAGGCGTAACTAGTGCTGTCGGCGGAACCTTAGATGCTTTCTCTCCAGTTGCAGCTAAGATCGTTGCTTCTAGTAATCTAGCTCAAAAAACAACTAGAGCAAAAGATTTTACTGGAGAAATGACCGAACAAAATTTAAATGCTTTTGATAAATTTACTAATTTATTTAGTGCCAAAGGTGTAGGACTTAGAGGAGAAGGAGTTCCAAATTTATTCGTGCAACAAGCAAAGGCTGCTAGAAGTCAAATTACTTTAAATGATTTAGAAAGAGTTGATACTAATGTAAAAGCTATGCAGAAAACTATTTCTAAATTAGATTTAAGTCAGACCGAAGCATTATCAATGTCAAGATCTATAGAAGATGCTTTGTTTCCTAAAATAAAAGTTTTATATCAACAACCTAATTTAAAAAAAGAAGAAGTAAACAAAGTTGCTAGAGAATTATCCCAACAAGCAAAAACAAATATAAAGCAGATTGAAGATGGTATGGTAAAAAAATACGATTCTTTAGGCATACCAAAAGAAATTAGAATAAGTAATTTAATTGATGATGTAAGAACGCACATTGATGATTTATCAGAACAAATTATTAATTTAAAAAATACAGATGAAGCTGCTTTTGAAGCATCACTAAACGAAAACGGTTTATTAAAAGCTATAGCAGGAAACCTTGGTCTTTATGGAACTAGAGTTTATAGAGCATTTTTAGATGGCGGACAGTATTTAAAAAATTTAGATCCTAAGATTAAACAAGATGCTATAAACGAAATAAAAAAAGTTACTGGTTTTGATGATGAAAGAGCTAACTTTGTTTGGAACAACATGACTGTTAGAGGTAGCAAGTCTGCAACCAATAAAGATTTTTCTGGGTTTGAAACAGAAGAATTTATTAGTGAAGGTTTAAAAAAATCAGAACAAGGAATATTCAAAGGAAAAACTTTAGATAATTTACCAGCAGTTAGAAAAGCTTTAGGAGAAGTTTCTGGCTATCTTGAAACAAGTCCAGAAAAAGCTTTAAACAATACAGCTTTTGTCGCGGCTCAAACAGTTAGTAAGTTATCAAACATCATAGCTAAAACAAAAACTTTTGAAGATATTAAAAAAATAAATGATATAAGTTCTAACATAGGAACCAAACCATTTTTAAGAAGTTCTGATTTTGTAAAAGATGTACCAGAAATAGATGGAGCATTTACTAAAACAGTTAATGGTGTTGATATACGTTACAAAAAATTTGATAAAGATTTTGGCGCGCTAAATGGCATGGTAACAAGAGAAGATTTTTATAATGCTATTAGCAGAACGACAACTTCATTTGATCAAAATAGTAATGTTTTGCTCAAAGCTTACGCTCCAATACTAGCTTTAAAATCTATATCTCAATATGGAAAAACAGTTGCTTCTCCTTTAGCTCAAGTTAGAAACAACACCTCAATACCATTCTTTGCTTTACTGAATGGTAACGTAGGCAGCACTGGTAGATTAGTAGATGCTTATGCAAATACTTTCGCTGGTTTGTATGATCCTATAAACAAAAAATTAAGATCAGAAGTAATACAAGAGCTTACAGAAGAAGGCTTAATACAAAGAGGTGGTAGTGCAGTATTTGGTGAATTAAAAAGAAATGCTGAGATAGCTTCTGAAGCATTGCCACTAATTCAAAAAGGTATAAGTACAGTTAAAGGCGCTCCTGGAATAAAACAATCCACTAAGATTGCAGAAGAAGTTTATAAAATGACAGATGATACTGCTAGGGTATATAACTACATTCTAGAAAAAAATAGATTTTTAGGATCTTTAAAAACAATAAGAAATAATACTAATTTAAAACCGGGAGAAGAGTTTGTCCCAGTAGAAGCTATAGGTAACTTAACTAGATTCTCTGATGATATTACAATTGGTAAAAACGGTGGCGCAGTATTAGATGTAACAAGATTAACGGATGATCAATTAGAAGCTTTTGTTAGAAAAGAAACAGCAGAGCTAACACTAAACACAGTACAAAATTATCAAAGAGTTGTACCTATTGTTAGAGATGGTATCAGCAGATTGCCAATAGGTAACTTCACAGCGTTTCCTGCTGAAATGCTTAGAAATGGAACCAATGCTTTATATAGAGCAATAAGAGAACTTGGTTCTGAAAGTCCAGAGATACAAAAAATAGGTATGCGTAGATTAGCTGGTGCAGTTACCGCTGGAGGTGGAGTAGGCGCTGGGTTAACAGCCGTTGGTTCTTATTTAACTGGCGTAACTGCTGAACAAATAGACGCTTACAAAAGATCTGTAGGAGCTCCTTGGGACGAAACTGCTACATTAGTGCCTACTGGCTCTGACGAAAATGGCAACCCTACAGAATTTTTTAATTTTAGTTACATGAATCCTTATGATTTATTTAGAAGGCCAGCTCTTAAAATATTATCTGAAGTAGAAGAAGGTAATAGAAACGAACAATCCTTAGTTGGGATATTAAGAGACAGTATGTTTGGTGGAGTTGGAGAACTTTTAAGTCCTTTTGTAGAGCCAGCTTTTGGTGTAAATGCTATGGTGGATGCTGCTAGGGGAGAAACTGGAACTGGTAGAAGGATATGGAGAGAAGGAGATAGTGAAGGAGATAAAATGGTAAAAGGGTTTATGTACGCAATAGACACTTTAGCTCCAAGCGCTACGCCTTTTACTTTAGTGCAAGACAAAGGCACAAGTAATTTACCTTTTTACACAAGTTTTAAATTAAAAGATGGTCCTAAATCAATATTGAATGCTACAAAAGATGGTAAGCCAGTCGTAGGCAAACAAGGAAGAGAGCTAGATGTAGGAGAAACAATATTGCAAGCGTTTAGTGGTATTAAAACAATTAAACCAGATTTAGAAAAAAGTTTATTGTATAGAGGATTTGAAGCTAATTCTGCTATTAGAGATTCTTCTAATGAATTTAATTCTTATTTAAGAAGTTATGATGAAAAAACTGCCGAAGCTTATACAAAACAATACATAGCTGCAAATGAAAATAGGTACAGAGCATTGAGAGATTTATATCAAGTTTTAGAAGATACTAGATTATTAGGTATGACTTACGAAGATCAAAGAAAAATATTAAAACAAGCTAAAATAACTAACTATGACGAAGTTTTAATGAATAGGTTTCAACCAATACCAATTGACACAGATAAAATAATAGAACGTAAAATTGAGGGCAAAGATATTAATTTAGAAAATTTAATTCAACAAGAAGGAAAATTAAAACTTGAAGATTTAGAAGGACAATTTAAAAAATCTCAATCTCAAAACAGAACAACACCTAATCAACAACAAGGACAACAACTAATTAGTGCTTTGCGCCAAGCAGAAATAAATAAACTATTAGGACTAACTTAAATACCAAACTTAATATGATCGGCACCACCATTTTTTTCAGCTATTTCTATTTCTTTAATAGCTTTTTCGACCAACCATTCAACCGTGTTAGCACGGGTCCTATGAGTTAATGATGCAAGCTTACCTAGTTTTTTGTGAGTCTCTTTGTTTACTCCGATGGTTACATGGGTTGCCATATAGCTTCTCCTGGTATGTTAATTCTTTCTTAAAATATATAAAAAATTGTATAATAAATTATGGGCTATAACAAGAACAAATACGGAGCTATAAAGGTGAAACTAGATGGTATCACATTTGATAGCAAATTAGAGGCAGCAAGATATAAATTTTTAAAAGAATTAGAATCTGCTGGCGCAGTGTCAGACATAGAAGTTCACCCGCAGTTTCCATGTTTTGTTGAAGGTAAAAAGATCTGCACTTACATAGCAGACTTTAAATATAAAAATGTCAAAGGAGAAGAAGTCATAGAAGATACTAAGGGAGTATTGACTGATGTCTTTAAATTAAAAAAGAAATTAGTAGAAGCAATATACCCGGACGTAACCATAGAAGTAATTCACTCGCCTAGGGCCTAATGACTCAAAAAACCAGAACTTGTACGCTTTGCAAGAAAAGGCGGAAGATTAAATTTTTTGAAGCTAGAGAACAAACTGGTGGCGGCATAACCTATCGTGGTCTTTGTAAAGATTGTCATGTGATAGATAGAAACAGAAAACGATCATCGAGTTACAAAAGTTTTTTAAATTTACTTCACAATCAGTTAAGACATACTAGAGTTAGTAAGAACCCAGAGAAAGATTGGGAGATAACGCCAGAAGATTTAATAGAGATATGGGAAAAACAAGACGGTCTTTGTGCTTTGTCTGGCGTGTTGATGACACACTATCGAGATGGCAATGGTAAAAAAGATCTCAACGTGACTATAGACAGAATAGATCCAGAAGAATGGTATGTTAGATACAACATTCAATTGGTTTGTCAGCGTGCCAACATCATCAAACATACCTTGAGTGAAGACATGTTGCTCTGGTGGTGTGAAAATATTGTAAGAAATAAAAAGAAATAAAAAGTTTTTTTTATATGCAAAATATTTTTGTATATAATCCGCGCATGAATTTGAAGAATATACTCACCGGGAGTGCTGGGTATGTCGTTAGTGTCAGCTTCGCCTTATATATGCTAAACATATATTTAGCGATCTACACTTAAGCCAGTGCTTTATTTATAGATCTGTTTTATTTTATAGCCTTTCTCAGAGTTATTAAGGTTTATCATCTTGCGCTCTAATTTTGGTAATGATTGCCAGAACACTGGAGAGTGTTGGTAATCATACAAACCACAAACAGAACAACGACCGTTTTCCATACTGGTAGGCCAGTGGCAGGCGTTGATGCAAGGATAATCAGCGAGACTGGTAGTTTCGCCTCTAAGACTAGCTATGTTTTTAAATGTATCTAATTTAAATATTTTAGCCATTACGCACCTCTTTATAGAGATATGCGTATTATATAACGATTTTTATATATTATTGCAAACTTTTTATTAAAAAGGTGTAGGGATTAAACCAAATATAAGCTCGTGATCAGGACAATTTTTTATATCCATCTGCATTTTAGGATTCAACATTTTCTTTTGCTTGTCGCAGTGCCACGTGGCTCCAGATACATCTATCAAAGGTCTTGAATGTTTGCAGTTTCTACAGTTTTTAAAAGGCGGTTCTGCTCTACCCAAATAAACCTCTCTAGATTCTTTTGGTAAGTTCTTAACTTTCCAATCGTTCTCACTCAAGAATAAATCTGGTGGCTCTGGCGAAGTAATAATTCTTTTGGCTTTGTCTATCAAAGAAACAAACAAATCATGATTGTATTTAATTACTTCAGTATAGATATCAGAATTGTTTTTGTTATAAACCAAAGCTAATGACTTAGGTAATTTAAAAGCACCCATATAACAATGTACTTGTGCTTCATATTCTAGTGACCAACGCTCGTAACTATTTTCACTGGTTAAGTTATTAAATCTTCTGTCATTGGAACTCTTAACTTCTAGGACCATAGAATCATCATTATGCTCTGGCAAGTTTTTAACTACGCCATCTATATGCCCGGAGAAATGATCGCCAAGTAAAGAAGCTTTAAACTGATCGCCTTTTTTATCTTCAGTAAATACTTCTACGCCATCTGCTTTTTTAAGATAGTCAATGACTACATCTTCAATAACATTACCTAGTTCTAAGATCCTAGATACTCTTGGCTCAAACTTATTTGGTGGTAAGCACCATCTAAAATTTAACCACAACATTCTTTCATCTGGATTACCAATCTGACTCATACCTAAATACGGTCGATACTTTGGTGGCTCAGATAACATTACATGGTCTATCATTTCATTTATTTTGCTCATAGAAATATCTCCTTATCGTCAAAAATTACTTTCTTTACATTAAAATATTTACCTTCTCTTTTTATGCCAACAGACTTAACTCCTTTAAGAGCTCCTTGATTTATCTTAGCGGCTGCTTGTTCAGAAGTTCTAGGCACGCCCCAGATTTTTGGATCTACTAAGCGACACCAATGGTTGATTGCTAGTCCGTGCATTCTTGAATGACCAAACATAAGTGGCATCATTCTAGGCAAGAATTGATTATCAACATAAAAGAATACCTTACAATATTTGTTGCCATTTTTAGAGTCAGCAACTGCTGCACTAACACTGGTTACAACTTCCAAAGAACTCTTGTTCTTTTGTTTCTCGTCAGAGATAACTGCTCCAGAATCTGCCTTGGTTTTCTTAGCTACCTTTCTTTCTTCCATAGGCACTAAGAAAGTTAAGAACTCTGCTACCGGGAACTCTTCATTGCATTCGACACATTTCTTTGCATGCGGTGGATTGACAGCTAAACAACTGCCACAGATTTTAGGTCTTCTTATTTTTACTTCTTGATCTGGCTTGGCTGTATCAATACAACCATGTCTAGCAATGTTCTCGCCATAATCTAAAAGCAAACAATTATCTTTGCCTGGGTACAATCGCATACCTCGACCGCACATCTGAACATACAGCCCTAGGCTTTTGGTTGGTCTTAACATAGCAATACAATCTGTTCTGGGAGCGTCCCAACCTTCTGTTAAAACACCGACATTGCAAACAGCATGTACTTTTCCAGATTCAAAGTCTTCTAGTATTTGTTTTCTTTCTTCTCCAGGAGTTTCGCCAGTTAGTAATCTTGATTCAATCCCATGCTTCTGTAAGTGCATGTTCATTTTCATAGCATGCAATACCGATACGCAAAAGAACACGGAAGCTGTTCTGCCTTTGGTGTATGCTTTGTCTAGCCAATCATTGATGATAGCGACAATGGTCTTCTCGTCCATAGCTAATTTTTCTAAATCAGATTCTTTGTAATCGCCACCTTTAAATTTAAGTTTGGCTTTACTAGCATCAATAATAGTATTGTCATCTACTTTGTAAGAAGTAATCCTAGCTAGATAACCTTGTTCTATTAAGTCTGGTATCTTTGCTTGATAAGCGATGTCATGAAAGAAATGATCTTTTCTTTTACCATAAATATAACCTTGACCCATACGATAAGGCGTAGCAGTACAACCTAAAACACGCATAGCTCGTTCAGCAGATAACTCATTGATTATCTTTTGGTATCTAGTTTGTTCGTCCGGGGATATGTTATGGGCCTCATCAATGATGGTGTAATCAAAGTGTCCAACTTTTTTTAATCTAGATCCAGAAGCCAAAGTATCTCTTGAAGCTACAAGTATTTGAGAATCTATCTCAGATCTTTTCAACCCGGCTGATAGCACACCGACTGGTGCATCTGGCCATACTGATTTTATTTTTTCTTCTGCTTGTTCGATAAGTTCTTGTCTATGTGCTAAGACTAAAAACCTAGCGTCAGAATATTTTTTTATGGTTCTTTTAATAAAGTTGGAAAAGATAACTGTCTTGCCAGATGCAGTAGGCAAACTGAGTAGAGGGTGTTTCTCTATTGACTCAGTTGCAAACCAACTTTCTAGCGCAGTGATAGCGTCTTCTTGATACGGTCTTAGTTTCATTGATCATCTTCCTTGTCCTCTATATGCTTTGAAGGACTTTCTTTTATTCTTGTTCATACTACTGAACTTTACATTACGAGAACCTTGGCTAGTCTTTTTATACTTAGCCCTAGATATGTGTATTTTTACTTCTCTTCTTATAGCCATCAGTGTTTGGTTTTATTTTTGCTTTCCATTTGAAGTTTAACAGCGTCGAGCACTTCTTCTTCATCAAGTTCTTCTGGATCTATTACATAATCTTTATCTAAAAGACCTTGGTCTTTACCATATTCAATTATAGAGTTCCAATCGGTGTTAGTTCCTCCAGCTAAATTGCCTAACATATCTGCTTGAAAAAAAATTTCTTTTCTAGTCATGCCTTTTTCTTTAGCAATATCATTAATGACTCTGCCCCAGGACGCACCGATCAACATGGTTGCTTCGTTGGTGCTTTCTTGTAGTACATCGTAGGTAACACAAACGACATACGTTAATAATACTTCTAATAATTTATGGGGACTTTTGATTTCTCCCATTCTTCTGTTGAATGACATCATGTGCATTCGTAATTCTGTTAACAAGTCCTTCTTGGATATCTTTTCCAAATCTATTTTGTCGTCTTTCATATAGCACCTTCGCTCTCTTTAATCTGTTTATCGAAACAACACAGGCCGCAACTTCATCAAATAATTCAACTGGCAGTATGTGATTGTTTACCTCATATATTTTTGCTAACAACTTTTCAGAGTTAGCGACTAATTTTTTATCATCAATCATATTTGTTTCCTAATGTGTGCCTACCGAGCTCGTAACGCCGCTCGTATTAATTAACTTGCTCGGTAGGACTTTTTTGGGAGATGACCCAGTTATTTATCCCAAGGCATAGCATCATCTTCTTCTTGTAAAGGTTTCGCCGTAGGCGCCTCCTCTTCAGATGAAGATCCCTTTGCTAAGTAATCTTGTATCTTATTACTGTCCTCGTACCCATTTGTTCCAGGCTCAATTTTGATCTTGGCTTGGAAAGGATTGTTAATCATTTCGTCCAAGGCCTCAGCATTGAAACTGACATCGGTGCTTAACCCTAACGCTTTACGCCAAGCTTTAATTTTCCTAGCGGTTACAGTTACAGCATTACCTTCAAGAGTAAAATACTCCCAAAGTTTTCTATTAGCATGGCTTGGACCGAGTACTTGAAACTCGATTTCAACCATTGCATTCCCAGCTTTCGATGTTCTCTTCTCCCATTTGTTAGCAACCAATTCATAGTTGCCAGCAGGCATAGGTTTAAAGTCATCCTCTTGATCAGGCACTTCGCCTAACATAATTTCAAAGTCATCACTCATAAATTTAACTCCTTGCGAAGACATAAAGTGCAGTAAAAAATATTCTTGAGTTATTCTTTATGTGCATTTATGCCTCCGACAGTTTTTGTATTGATTTTTTATATTCGTCGTAAAACGAATCCCATTTGAGTTCTATCTTATCTGGAAGAGGAACTCGTCTCTTCGCGTCAAAGGCGGGAGAGAACTTCGTGAACAGCATAGGATCACCCATGGCAAGTGCCCTTGTCTGCTCGTTGAAGCCCTTCCCCTCTTTCACAGTACGAACCTGATGGTTCGCAAAGAAATTGAAATCGACCCATTCTCTAATGATGGAAGCTGTCTTGTTATGCAACTTCAATTGATACCTATCGTAAGGTTCTCTCTCCGGGTCGTTAAAAGTTCTAATATCTACATGCGAAAGCAAGATTACATTCATCTTCTTTTTATCATGTAAGACATCTAAACCTCTTAAAATCTTTCTAAACTTTTCTCTGGCTGCAGTGTAGCCTTTACCATAAGTTATCTCTTCGATACCAGATACATTTTTTTCTTCGCACACTGCTTCATGTGTAAGAATCTCTGCCCAGTCTGTAGTATCTAAGACAACTGTTTTACGGTCATGATCCATAGTGGCAAGTTTCTTAATGCAATCAATAATGTCTTGATACTTTTCACACAATGGAAACTTCTTAACATTTAAGAATGCTGTACCTTTCTCGGTACAAATAAAAACTGGATTAGGTGCTTGAGATCCGAAGGTACTTTTACCTATGCCATCTACGCCACCAACATTCATTCTCACTGGACCGGGCTCTAAGCCAGATAATAATTCATCTTCAAGACTTGGCATCGTTGTACCTCCCTGGAATTGTTTCTGTACCTAATTTTTTCATGGTAGCAACAAAGTCTATTAAGAAATTAGCTTTGCCTTTGGTTCTAGCATGTGGTTCGATTTGATCTCGATAATAAAACTGCATAAGACTTTTGTGAGTCATGCCTGAAATCTTTGCAATGTGAGCAAAACTCAAACCATCTGCTCTTAAATAATCTACTGCTTTTACAAAATCATTAATGTTGAAATAATGTTTTGCATAATAGTCGTAAGCTTCAGCAAACAATTTTTCTTTGGACTCGCTTTGTGCGGCAGTCATCTCTATTTTTTTACTCATTTGTTATCCTCATCATCAGAAAGAATGACTAAATGTTTTTTCATCCAATCTTCATTGATGCCTCCTTTTTTTAGTTTATCTTTTAGTTTTGTTTCAATCATTTTGTTAGATTTTTTACTCATTTGGTTTTCCTCTTTTCAACAAAGCTGACGTATGGACGATCTGATATTTCAGTAGTCAAACCTTCAGCTAATTTATAGTAGTGGGACGGGTGTTGTTCAGCTAGAGTAGAAGTTTTTCTTTTGTCCTCTTTATACTCTATTTGAAATGGCCAAAG